TCAGATTATCAAGCATTTATTGATGATGTATTAGTTACAGGTGATGCTGGTGACGCATTATTTGAACTGTTCCCTGATTCTGCAACTTCAGCAAAGAAAATAAGTTTTTCTGGAATTATTACTGGTGCAGAATATGGAGCGACACTTGGAGAAACTCAGTTAATAAATATTTCATTTATTACAACTGGTGCAATAACTTCAGCTATCTAATTAATTAATTAACCAACCCCTAAATTATGGCATCTAAAAGAACAATAGACCTCCTTACAGAATCTTATAAGGAGGAAATGACCACCAGAAGAAAATATGAATGGAAAAACTCTAATGGTGATGTTATTGAAACTTTATATTTTAAACCTCTAACAAGATTTGATAGAAAAAAAGCACAATCTGTTGCTGGCACAGATGAAGCTTTAACAATTACTACTCATATTCTTTGTCAGGTTGCAGAACTTGAAGATGGTAGCAAAGCTTTCAAGATGGCAGATGCAGAGGATTTGCATAGATTTATCCCTGAGAATGTTTTAAATGATATTGAGTTATTTTTATTTAATTTAAATACTGATATTAGTTCAGCAAAAAACGAATAAGAGGGGATAACTGGCTTAACTTCGAGTTTTTCCTAGCAACAGAACTTGGTAAGACATTACAAGAATTAAGGATTTCTATGACGGAGGAAGAGTTAATATATTGGGCTGCATATTATGAAATTAAGAATGATAGGGAGAAACAAGAAATGCAACGACAAAAAGCCAAATCAAGGTAATATATAATAAAGGTTATTTGTTTCTGTGGCACAATCGACAGTTAAATTAATAGTTGATGCACAGAACGCAATAGCACCATTAAAAAGAGTTAATGAACAAACAAAGGCTTTAAGTAGTAGCACAGATAAATTAAAAGGCAGACTTGATAGAAGTAATAGATCACTTAACAACACAGGTAGGGCAGCTAAAACCGCAAGTGCTGGTGTTGGAACTTTAGTAGGTGCATTAAAACCTTTATTAGCTGCATTAGCAGTTGTTGGTACAGCAAGGTTTATTTTTGTCAAAACTGCTGAACTTGAAACTCAAAGAGCAAGTCTTGAACAACTTACAGGGTCATTAGAAAAAACCAATAAAATAATTAAAGATTTACAAGATTTTGGTGCTGTAACACCTTTCACAAGTAGTGAATTAATAGAACAAACAAAAAGATTAAAAGCCTTCGGTTTTCAAACTGAAGAGCTTGTAGATACAACAAAAAGACTTGCAGATGTTGCTGGTGCTACTGGTGCTGACCTTACAGGAATTGCAACAGCCTTTGGGCAAATCAGAGCAAAAGGAAAGCTTCAACAAGAAGAAAACTTACAGTTATTGGAAAGAGGAGTAAATATTACTGATGAACTTAAAAAAATAACAAAATTGCAAGGTGATGAATTTGAATCTGCAATGCGTAAAGGTAAAATTGGGGCTGACCTTGTTAATCAAGCATTAATTAACTTAACAAGTCAGGGAGCTATTTTTGCTGGTGGCGCAACAAAACAAGCCGATACTTTGAATGGAAAACTATCGACTTTGAAAGATACAATTGACACTCTTGCAAGAACTATCGGAACAGAGTTAGAAGATGAAATAAAAGCAATTTTAGATATAAGTATTAATGCCGTAAAACAAATAACAAAGTTGATTGAAAGTATTGGACTTGTAAGCAAGCTTGGAAAAAAAGATATGGTAAAAATTGAAACGGAAGCTAGAGTTTTTGCTACAGATGAGATAAGTAAAGAATTTGGTTTTTTTGAAAGAAGATTTAGTGCTGATGCAAGAAAACAATTTCAAGAAATATTTGATATTAAGAAAAAAGAACTTATAACTAATGCATTAACAACAAAAGAATTAACAAAGCAATCCAAAGAACAAAAAGCAATCCAAAAAAGTGTAAAAGATTCAAAAGATCTATCAAAAAAAATTAAAGAAGAGACTAAAGAAACAACTCTTGCTTTTGAAAAAATGATTACACCCACAGATCTTTTAAATCAAAATCTTAATCAGACAAATCTTTTTGTTGGTTCTATAGATAGTAAAACTTTGAAATTATCTGAGAGTTTTGTAAATATTACAAGCGAAGCAGACCAACTAAAACAAAAGTTTATGGAGATTGGTCAAGCTGTAGAGCAAGGAATTGTATCTAACCTTACTGATGCTGTGATGGGAACACAGACACTTGCACAGGCAGCAGTGAATGTTTTAAATCAGCTTAAAAGAAAACTTGTAGAGGTAGCAATACAAAGGGCTGTTTCTGGCATAGGAAACAGAGTAGGAGGATTTTTAGGTGGTTTGTTTGGTGGAAGAAGAAGCGGAGGCGGTGGAAGTCTTGTTGGAAATGTTGCATCTAGCTTTTTAGGTGGTGTTGCAAATCCTATAGCTGGAATATTTGGAAGAGCAAATGGTGGCCCTGTTTCTGCTGGTGGTGCTTTCTTAGTTGGTGAGAAAGGACCAGAATTATTACAGATGGGTTCAAGAGGTGGCAATATTATTCCTAATAACCAACTTGGAGGAGGAACAACTAACATTGTGAATGTTTCTGTTGATGCGTCTGGTTCTGCTGTATCAGGTAACAATCAAGATGCACAGGCTTTAGGTAATGTCATAGGGGCTGCTATTCGTGCAGAGCTTATCAAAGAAAAACGTGCAGGGGGTTTATTAAGTAGGTAATGGCAACTTTTCCATCAATACAGCCAACATATTCTGGCTTTAGAAAAACAAGTTCACCAAAGGTTAGGACAACAGCTTTAGGTGATGGCTACCAGTTCAGAGCTTTATTTGGCCTACCTTTAACACAAGATCCAAAAGTATATGATCTTACTTTTGTAGTGTCTGAAGAGCAGTCAGATATTATTGAGGCTTTTTTAAGAAGTAGGGTTAATGACCAAGAAAGTTTTGACTTCACCCCACCAGCCGAAGGGTTTACAAAAACAGGAACTTATTCACAGTCATCATCTACCACTGTGACAATAACAATTTCAAATCATGGCCTTGCTATCGGTGATGTCGTGACTATTGACTATACATCTGGCTCTGCTGTTGATGGTTCTTTTGTTGTTGCTACAACGGCTGATGATAATACTTTTACTGTTACGGCTGCCGCAAGTGCAACAAACTCAGGAAATGTTTCTGTAACTTTATCTGGTGCTGGTAAATTTATCTGTAAGTCTTGGTCAAAACAAATTCCATATAACAACAGGGCTATCATTACAACAACATTTGAGGAGGTATTTGAACCATAAATGGCAATTCCTACCGCAGAACTTCAATCTTTATCTAATAAATCAATAATAGAGTTGTATTCAATAACTCTTGTTTCTGCATTGCATGGTTCAACAAATGTAAGTCGCTTCCATTCTGGTGTGGGTATGAATAGCAACACTTCAATAATTTGGCAGGGCAACACATACGATAAGTTTCCAGTTATTGCTGAAGGGTTTGAATATACAGGCAAAGGAACACTGCCAAGACCTACTCTGACAGTATCAAATATTCTTGGGACTATTACAACACTAATGGCAAGTGCAAACGCTACAACACCATTTAATGACTTGCAGGGAGCAAAATTTATAAGACACAGAACAATGGCACAATTTTTAGATGCTGCAAATTTTCCATCAAATCAAAATCCATTTGGCACTCCATCAAGCACAACAGAATTACCACAGGAGATATATTTTATTGATAGAAAAGTTGTAGAAAATAGAGAAATAGTACAGTTTGAATTGGCTAGTGTTCTTGATTTAAATAATATTCGCTGTCCTAAATTACAAGTAACAAGAAAAGATTTTCCCTCTGTTGGCACTTTTGTAAACGCATGAACTGGAAAGAGCAAGCTGCTATACACGCTGATAAACAAGCTCCTAAAGAGTCTTGCGGTTTGTTAGCTATTATCAAAGGTAAAGAAACTTATTGGCCTTGTGAGAATCTTTCAGAGTCACCAGATGAGTTTTTTGTTATAGACCCAGATAACTGGGCAGACTGTGAAGATCAAGGAGAACTTATTGGAATAATTCATTCTCATGCTTATGGTTCTGCCTTCCCATCTGAAGCGGATAAAGCATCTTGTGAGCATCTTGGTTTACCTTTTTATATTTATAGTGTTGAGCAAAAAAACTGGATAGATTTTGAGCCATCAGGTTATACATGTGGTTTATATGGCCGCACTTGGATTTGGGGTAAGCATGATTGTTGGAGTTTAATTACTGATTATTTTTTAGACAAAAAACAAATAAATTTAAAATTTTGGCAAAGACCTAAAAGTATAAAAACTTTCTGCGAAAATCCATATTTTGAAAAAGTTTTAACTGGTTCTGGTTTTAAAGAAGTTTCCAAAGATAATATTATTAATGATGATGTTTTGCTTATGCAAGGCCCAGATGAAAAATTAAATCACGTTGCATTATATATTGGCGATCAAACAATATTGCATCACAATATCAGACAGTTGAGTTGCAGAGAATTATATGATTTAAGATATATAGAAGCCACAAAAAAGGTTTATAGATATGAAGCTTAAAAAAATAAAAGTTTACGGCAGATTAAGAAAGTTTTTAGGGCAGTCTTATTTTGAAGCGGCTGTTAATAGTCCAAAACAGGCATTTCATTTTTTGATTGCAAACTTTCCAGAGGTGGAAAATCATATGATGAATCAGTTTTATAAGATCAAAATGGGAGGTATGGAAATAACAGAGGATTTGTTAAGTTTACAAAGTGATGATGATATACAAATTATTCCTATTGCTATAGGTGCGAAAGGAGTTGTTGTAGGTGGATTATTAACTGCTGGTGGTGCGGCTGCGGCTGCGGCCACAACAGGATTTTTTGCTACTGCAATCGGAGGTATAGCTGCAACTGCTTTAACAACAATTGGAACAAATATGTTAATTAACGAAGCAACACAACTTCTAATGCCACAACCAGAGATTCCTAGTGGTGTTATGGCTGATAGCTTTTCACAAAATGATCCTACATTTCAATCTTTTGGTTTTGGGTCAATACAAAACGTAGCAAGGGCTGGTGTTCCAGTGCCTATAATTTATGGAGAAGTTTTTACAGGTTCAGTTGTAATTAGTTCTGGTATTGATACTGTACAAGTGGAGGGAACAACATAATGCCGTTTTTTGGTCTTGTCAGGTCAGGTGTGTTTCCTGCTATATCAGAATTTATGGGTATTTCAGATCCTAACTTACCCAAAGATGCACTTCAATCAAAGCAATTTCAAACCCTGATTGAACTCTTAGGGTCTGGTGAACTAGAGGGCTTTCCTAGTGCTACAGGTAGTAAAGGTTCAACTGAATATAACATATCTGCTCTCAAAGACGTATTCCTAAATAATACTCAGGTACTACAACAAGCGGCTGGTACAAGTCCAAATGATGAAGATTTTAACTTTAAAAATATTTCTTTTGAGCCTAGATTTGGAACTTCAGACCAAACAGCGATTGCTAATATATCAGAAACAGAATCAGAAACTAGCGTAGGTGTTACTGTTACACAATCAACACCAGTTTCAAGACAGATAACAGATACGAATATTGATGCTGTAAGAGTGACTCTTGGTTTTCCACAATTACAAAAATTTGAAGATAATGGCGATATAAATGGTGCTAAAGTTGCTCTTACAATTCAAACCATAGAAAACGATGGAACAACAACAACTGTTATAACTGACACTGTAAAAGGAAGAACTGGAAGCACATATTTCAGGGATTATAAAATTAATCTCCCATCTGGGACTAGTTTTCCTGTCACTATCAGAGTAAATAGAACCACAGCAGATAGCACAGAAACAACGCTGCAAAATAGTTTCCAATGGTCATCTTTTACAGAAATAATTAATGAATCAAGAACCTATGCAAATTTTGCTCATGTAGCTTTACGTTTTGACGCTGAAACCTTTCCAAATCAGCCTCAAAGAATGTACAGGGTCAGAGGAACAAAGATAAAAATACCTCATAATGGAACTGTTAGGGCTGACGGATCTATAAGCTATAGCGGAACATTTAATGGAACTTTTAAAACAGATAAAGAATATTCAAATGATCCAGCTTGGATCTTATATGATTTATTGACGACTTCTAAAGGTTTTGGAGATCATATTGCAGAATCATCATTAGATGTTTTTAGCTTTTTCTCTGCAAGTCAATATGCAAGCGAGCAAGTAGACGATGGGGCTGGTGGTACGGAGGCTAGATTTTCTTGTAATGTGGTTTTAAACAGCCAACGTGCCGCGTACGACACCATTAATAATCTTGCCTCTGTTATGAGAGCAATGCCTTTTTATTCAGCAGGGGCAGTAAATATAAGCTGTGATAAACCTACAGATGCTAGTTATATCTACAATTTAAGTAATGTTTCTGAAGCTGGTTTTTCTTATTCAAGTGCTAGTAAAGACACCAAATTCACTGTTGTAAATGTTTCCTACTTTGATATGGAAACAGCCGAAATAGATTATGAGACTGTGGAAGATACTGCATTGCAAGCCAAGTACGGGATTGTTACTAAAAATTTGTCAGGATTTGCAACAACATCAAGAGGTCAGGCAGCAAGACTTGGACGTTGGTTTTTATATACTCAAAACAACGAAGCTGAAACAGTTACATTTACAGCATCATTAGAAAGCGGAACAATAGTCAGGGTTGGAACTGTCATAAACATTGCAGATCCTATGAGAGCAGGGGTAAGAAGAGGAGGACGTATAAAAACAGGAGTTTCTACAACACAGATTATTGTTGACGATCAAAACAACACAGATTTAGCGACATCAGGGTCAGCTACATTATCTGTGATTTTATCTGACGGCAGTTTGGAAACTAGGACAATAAGTTCTGTCTCAGGGGCAACCATTACTGTTGATTCTGCATTTAGTTCAGTGCCACAAACTAACAGCGTTTGGGTTATAGAAAATACATCTGTTGAACTTCAAACATTTAGAGTCGTATCTGTAACTGAGCAAGAATTATTAAATTATCAAATTGTTGCTGTCGTACATGATCCTAATAAATATGCTTTTGTAGAAGATGGCACAGCGTTGCCAGCAAGAACAATAACAACACTTACTGCATTAAAACCAGCACCAAGTAGCTTACAGGGAACAGAGCAGATAGTGGTATTAAATAACAGGGCTGTAAGTAAATTATTTATTCAATGGCAACCTGTCAGCGGTGTAACTGAATATATGGTGCAATATAGATTTCAGAATGAAAACTTTATATCAGAGCGTATTAAAAGATCAGATTTTACAATCTTTGAAACTTTAAATGGCACTTATGAAGTCAGAGTCTTTAGCTATAACGCTTTAGGTAAGCCAAGTACAAACCCAGCAACCACAACATTTACAACTGTTGGTAAGACAGCTTTGCCATCAGATGTGCAGAATGTTCAAATAGAACCTTTATCAGATCAGTTTGTAAGAATACGTTTTGACAAATCAACAGATGTTGACGTTATTCATGGTGGAAACGTGGTAATCCGTTCATCTAACCTTACGACTGGTGCAACTTTTACAAATGCAGTGGACGTTTTGCCCCAACTTTCTGGGAATATCAGTGAATCAATTGTGCCTAATATTGTAAATGGAACTTATCTTTTAAAGTTTCGTGATGATGGCGGAAGGCTTAGTTCTGGCACAGCAACAATTACAAATGTGAATACACAACCTGATATTTTTCCTAAATTAACAGTTTTAACAGATAGAGAAGATTTGGACAGCCCGCCTTTTCAAGGAACAAAAGTAGATTGTTTTTTTTCTGATGAAGTTAATGGTTTAGTTTTAGGTTCACTAGATGAATTAGATGGGGTCAGTGATTTTGATGCAATAACAGATTTTGATTTTCTTGGTGCAGTAGATATTACAGGAGGGTCATATAGTTTTGCAAATACTTTAGATTTAGGAGGAAAGCAACCATTAAGGTTAAGAAGGCATTTTGTAACACAGGGTTTTTTACCAAATGATTTAATTGATAAAAGAACTGCAAATATTGATATTTGGACTGATTTTGACGGAGCTACAGCCGTAGATGTGAATGCAAAATTATTAGTTGCAACAACTGATTCTGATCCTGATTTGTCAGTATCAGCCACTTATGCAATCTCAGGTACAACAATTACAATCACAAAATCCTCACATGGATATTCTGCTGGTAGTTTTGTCACTGTTGACTTTACTTCTGGAACAGGTGTTGATGGCGATTATGAAATAAAAACTGTGCCTGATGCAAACACATTTACACTGACTTCTGCAACTTCTTTAACTACAAGCGGAAACTGTACATATTCGGCAGAGTTTTCACAATTTAACCCATTTGTTAACGGAACATATATTGCAAGAGGTTTTAAATTTAGATGTGATATGGATTCTGACGACCCTGCCCAAAGTATTGAGATTGACCAGCTAGGTTATACAGCAGAACTTGAAAGCAGAACAGAAACAAGTCTTGGTAATGCAGCAGCATCAACAGGTGGTTTTATTGCAAGTGGCACTTCAACTAAGTCAATAGTTTTTAGCAACAGCTTTTTTACAGGCCAATCAGGAACAAGTGTTGCTGCTAACTCTGTTTTACCATCAATAGGAATAACAATAGAAAATCAATCATCAGGTGATTTCTTTACATTGTCAAACGTCACAGGAAGCGGTTTCGATATAGATATAAAAAATGGATCTAGTAATGTAAACAGAAACTTTAAATATGCCGCAACAGGCTTTGGGCGTGGTAGTTAATACTGGTTTAGGATATACTTAGAGAAAATTTTGGATTAGGAAATGGCACAACACGATTATGTAATAGATAACTCCACTGGAGCAAACGTCAGGGCTGATATAAATAATGCCTTATTAGCAATTTCAAGTAATAATTCTGGATCTTCAGCACCCTCAACAAATTTTGCAAGCCAATTCTTTGCTAATACAACATCAAGTATTATGCAGCTAAGAAATACTGCTAATAATGCTCATGTAAATTTATTTACGCTCGCTGGTGGGCCAGCTTTTGCTGTTGATGGAACTGTAAATTCTGTAAATATTGGTAAAGGAGCAAACTCTGTTGCTGGTAACACTGTTCTTGGAGAAAGTGCTTTAGATGCTTCTGTTTCTGGTGCTAATAACACTGCTGTTGGTTTTGAATCTTTAGGTGCAAATACAAGTGGTGCTGATAACACTGCTGTTGGAAGATTTGCATTAAACGCAAATACAACTGGTAGTGACAATACTGCTGTAGGTAAAAACGCATTAGATTC